CCTCGTGGTGGGGTAGGGGAGCCGTCTGCGTTCGGGCGTTCCGCAGGCGGCTCCCTCCGCCCGGAATGATCTTCACCGGCTAGTGCCTACCGTCACCCGCAGACCCACCCACGGGAGCAGCGGGAGCGCACATGGCCTGGTATCACGCCTTTTCTCGCCGTGGCCCGCTGCCCGCACCCGCCGCCGCTCCACCCGAAGAACCGAAGGCGGTCACCGCCTCCGCCGCGACCGTCGCCACCCCACGCACCAACTTTCTGCGGAAAACCGACACCTGGCAGGAAGAAGCCTGGGGCTACTACGACACCCTCGGCGAATTCCGGTACGGCGTCGAATGGGTGAGCGCGATGCTCTCCCGCGTCCGCCTCTACGCCGCCAAGCTGGAACCCGGCGAAGACGAACCCGTACGCGCTGAAGCCGGATCCGCCGTCGACCTGATGACCACCCTCAGCGGAGGCGTCGGCGCACAAGCCCAACTCATGGCCGGATTCGGCACGCAGCTCGCCGTGCCAGGCGAGGGCTACCTCGTCGGCGAGACCGTACGCGGCATCGAGAAGTGGTCGGTGCGCTCCACCGACGAAGTCCGCGCCACCCGCGGCCACTTCGAAGTCATCGACGAGAACACCGCGGGCAACGGCAACCAGTGGCGGCCCCTCGGCTCCGACTCGCTGGTGACCCGAGTGTGGAGGCCGCACAAGCGGTACCACTACATGGCCGACTCCCCAGCCCGCGCGGCGCGGGGCAAGATGCGTGAGCTGGAGCTGATCAACCGGTACATCACCAGCCAGTTCCTCAGCAGGCTCGCCAGCGCGGGCGTGGTGATCTTCCCGGACGAGATCACCTTCCCGACCAGGGAAGAGTTCGCCGACGCCAACGATCCGTTCGTCGCCGAGTGGATCGAGATCGCAGCCGAAGCAATCCGCACCCCCGGCACCGCGAGCGCGGTGGTGCCGATCCCTATCAAGGTGCCAGGCGAATACGTCGACAAGATCAAGCACGTTGACTTCACCCTGCAACTCGACGAGAAGATCCTCGACAAACGCGACTCCGCCATCAAAGGCCTCGCGACCATGCTGAACATGCCCGCCGAGATTCTCCTCGGAATGGGCGACGTCAACCACTGGGGAGCCTGGCAACTGGAAGAGGGCGCGCTGAAAACGCACATCGCGCCGGAGGCAGAGCTGATCTGCCAGGCCCTCACACAGGGCTACTTGCAGCCACGACTCCAAGCTTCCGGCGTGGAGGACTGGGCCAACTGGGTCGTCTGGTACGACATGTCGGAGCTCACCCTCCGCCCCGACCGATCCGACGACGCGTTCCAGGCGTACGACCGGCTGGAGATCGGCGGCGCTGCGCTGCGCAGGGAGACTGGGTTCGACGAGGCCGACAAGCCATCTGACGAGGAGCTGAAGGACCAGGCACTCAAGACCATCATCCGGACCCTGCCGTCTGGTGCCGGGTCCGCCCTGACCCAACTCGTCGGCGAACGCGTCGAGATCACACCCGTCGCCGCCGCTCCACCCGGGGAAGCGGCGCAGCCTGAGGCCGAGCCGGAGCCACCACCCGAGGAACGGGAACCACCCGATGCGGACGCTACCCGCCAGGCGGCAGCCCAGGCGCGCTCCGAACGCATGGCAGGGCAGGCGAAAGCCCTGCACGCCGTACGGTTCACCGTCGGCCGAGCACCAGAACTGCTGCACCCGGCGCTGTGCTCGGCGCACGCCTACAGCTGCCCGTTCACACACGCGGCAGCCAAGCTCGCGACGCTGCCGAGACCCGGAACGTCGGGCGTGTACGAGGCGCGGCTCTCAGCGTTCGGGCAGCTCACCATCGGCCGGCTCTCTCCGCATCTGGACACCTCGGGCTTTCTGACCACCGTCTCCCCTCGGAGTAGCAATGGGTTCGCTCACGGCCGCCGCTGACGGCTCGCACACCTCCGGCGCGATGATCGCCCTAGTGCCCACGTCGGAGGACGCGGAGCGTCTGGCGATCGAAGGGGGCGAGCCTGCGGACCAACTGCATTGCACGCTCCGGTACCTCGGGAAGGGCGCCGACTTCGACGATGGGGCGCGCGCCGCGATCGTCGACTCAGTGCGCATGCTGGCCGCTGGAATGCCGCCGATCATGTCGAAGCTCTTCGGCGCCGCGCACTGGAACGGGAACGGTGACGAGCCGTCGTGGGTGTGGTCCGTCGGCGATGACCCCGAGTACGGCCAGTCGCTCGAAGCGGCGCAGGGGCTGGCGGAAGAGGCGCTGCTCATGGCGCCGATGGATGTGGAGCTCCCTGAGCCGCACACGCCTTGGGTCGCGCACGTATGCGCGGCCTACTCGGCTGAGTTGGATCTCATCATCGCTCTGGAGGAGCGTCTCGGCCCGGTCACCTTCGATCGCATCCGTGTCGCGTTCGCCGGGGACCACACCGATATCCCGCTCGGCGAGCCCGTCACCGCAGCGGCTGGCCCGCTGCGTCGCCAGCCCACGGAACTCGAACTCGCGAGCCGCGCCGACTTCGCGCAGATGGACAAGGCGTGGCGTGAAGCCGTCGAGAGCACCGTGGAGGCGTGGGCCAGCGTGCAGGAGGCGATGCGCGCCGAGGTCACCGCGAGCATCCAGGCCGCGGCCGAAGCCGACGATCTGGACCGGCTCGACGGGCTGACCGTGGACACCGAGGACGGCGCCCGTCTCCTCATTGCCCGCATGATCGCCTATGCGCGTGAGGCAGGCGAGCAGCAGCAGGCAGAGGCCGAAGCCCAGGGCGTCACCGTGCCCGAGTGGTCGCTGGACGATGAGGCGGTCACCGCGGCGGCGATCCGGGACCGGCTCCGCCAGGTCGGCCGTACGACAGCCCGCGTCCTCGGCGTGGGTCTGGTGCAGTCCGCTGTCCGGCAGGCGATGCGCGTGTGGGGCTCCGGCTCGGCGCAGCGGGTGGCCGCGCAGGTGGACGAGCACCTTGCTGGGCTGTCGGGTGCGGCAGTTGAGGAGCAGGTGGGCGGGGCGATGTCGGCCGCGCAGAACGAGGGCCGGTTCGCGGTGCTCGCGGTCGCCCCGCCAGCCGAGTACGTCGCCAGCGAGGTGCTTGATCGCAACTCATGCGCCAACTGCCGCGAGATCGACGGCACCCGCTACACCACGCTGCCCGACGCCCGCACCGCGTACCCGTCCGGCGGATACACGGGCTGCCTCGGCGGCTCGCGGTGCCGGGGCACGCTCGTCACGGTGTGGCCGCAGGCAGACGAACAAGCAGCCGCCGGAATGATCTTGGCTGCGAGCGCGGACACAATGCCGCACCAGACCACCGACATGGAGGGCACGATGCCGTATCGCGTCGAGCAGGATCACCCGGACTGCGGCGCCGATACGCCGTGGGCCGTCGTCAAGGAGGACGGCGCCGAACTGATGGGCTGCCACGCAATCGAAGCCGAAGCCGAGGAACAGCGCGCCGCCCTGTACGCCGAAGAAGACGACGGCAAGCCCGACGACGAGGACATGGACTACGCGGGCGCAACCGCCCCGTGGGAAGGCGTCCTCGCCGTCGAAGGCATCGTCACAGGCGACGGCCGCGAGTTCGCCGAGGGCGCCCTGAAGTGGGCCGACCTCCCCATCCCGCTGCGCTGGAACAAGGAAGACTCCCACGGCGGCGAACCGCACACTGTGGCCGTCAACGTCGGCCGCATCGACAAGGTGTGGCGCGACGAAGGCAAGATCATGGGCGCGGGCGTCCTCAACCTCGGCGAAGACGACGGCCGCCGCGTCCACGACCTCATCAAAGGCGAGTTCCTCCGCGGTGTCTCCATCGACGCCGACTCCATCGCGGACGCAGACGTCGAGTACGTCTTCCCCGACGACGTCAACGCAGGCACCGGCGAAGGCGACGAGGACGACCTGTTCGAGATGCTCTTCGCGCAGCCGGAGAAGGTCATCTTCCACGGCGGACGCATTCGGGCCGCGACGCTCGTCGACATCCCCGCTTTCGCCGAGGCGTACGTCGCGCTCCTCGACGAGGCCGGCGCCATCGTGGCCGGCGGGCAGCCCGTCGGCGAAGCCGCGGTGCAGGCGCTGGCGGTGCAGGAGATGGGCGCGGTCGGCACCCACACCACGGCCACCTCGGACGGGCCGTGGGATGCGGCGGCGAACGAGAAGCGCATCGACGGTCCGCTGACGGTGGACAAGGCGCGGGCGGCGTACGGCTGGTACGACAGCGGCGCGGTGGAGGACGGCGAACTTCCCAAGTCGGCGGCGAAGTTCCTGCACCACCAGATCGGTGAGGACGGCACCGCGGGGGCAGCCAACTTGGCTGCGTGCTCGGCGGCGATCGGCGCCCTGCACGGCGCACGCGGCGGCACCTCGATTCCGGACGCGGACCGGCGCGGCGTGTACGACCACGTGGCGAAGCACCTGCGCGACGCGGGCCAGGAGCCGGAGCCGTTCCGCGCCCTGCACTCGGTGGCCGCGTCGGGTGGGGTGTGGCAGCCGCCTGCCGCCTGGTTCACGGACCCGAAGCTGAGCCTGCCCACCCCGATCACCATCACCGACGACGGCCGGATCTACGGGCACGCCGCGCAGTGGGGTTCCTGCCACATAGGGCAGGAGGGCGTGTGTGTGCAGCCGCCGCACGAGGACGCCCACCCGTACTACCGCACGGGTGAGGTGAAGTGCGACGACGGCACGCGGGTGGCGGTGGGTCAGATCACCGTGGGTACGGGGCATGCGCCGCTGCACATGGGAGCGTCCCCGGCAGCGGAGCACTACGACAACACCGGGTCGGCGGTCGCGGATGTCGCGGTGGGTAACGACCAGCACGGCATCTGGGTCGCGGGCGCGATCCGGCCGGGTGCGGATCCGCTGAAGGTGTACGAACTCCAGGCCGCGGGCCAGGTGTCCGGGGACTGGCGCCGGATCGGCGGTGAGCTGCGTCTCGTTGGACTCCTCGCCGTCAACGTACCTGGCTTCCCCGTGCCGAAGATGCGGGCACGCGTAGCCAGCGGCGAGCCTCAGGCGCTGGTTGCGGCTGGTCGTCCTCAGGTGGCGTGGGGTCGTTCGCATGCGGATGTGGAGCGTGATGCGGTGCGGATTGTGATGCGGATGCTGTCGCGCCGTGTCCACCCCGGAGGGAGGTGAGTGATCGTGTGCAGTTGCAATAAGAGGCGTCGTCCGGCGCCTCCGCCGCCGCCCCCTCCAAGCTCCTGACCTTTATGAATGCCGGACCGGTGAAGGTAATTGACCTTTGCCGGTCCGTGTGCTATGCGCTAACCTCGCGTCGAATAGGCGCCAACACGACGGGCGCACAACCCTCTTGCCAACGGAGGACAACGTGGCAGCGGAAGAGCTCTTCAGTGCCCCGTCCGATCTCACGCTCGCGTCCGACGCCGACCTCACCGAACTGGAGACGCGCGGCGTCGCCGAGTTCGAGCGCGTCCGCGCCCTCGACGACGTCGACCCCGACACCCTGCAGTACGCCATGCAGCTCGCCGACGACCTCGACCGCATCCGCGGCGAACTCCGCGTCCGCGAGGTCCGCGCCGAACAGCAGGCAGCCACCCAGCAGAACCGCATCGCCGAGCAGCTCGCCACGCTGGAGAACCGCGTCAACGGCGCCCCCGCCGCACAGGCCGCCGCCGACGCCACGCCCGCCATCGACGTCGAGGCCATCGCCGCCGCCGCCGCCCGCGGCGTCACCGCAGGCATGGCCACCCTCATGATGGACCGCCGTGGCGGATCCGTCCGCCCCGAGGAAGTCGCCCGCCGCGCCACCGCCTCCCTCGCCGAGACCGCGCAGCACGCCCCGAAGCCCAACGTCCCCGAACAGCGCCTCGCCGTCACCGCGTCCGTGGACATCCCCGGCGTCGCCCGCGGCGAAGGACTCACCAGCCTGGCCGCGCTCGCCGACGTGACGTCCCGCAAAGCCAAGAGCATGCCCATCACCCAGGGCGCCCCCAGCGAGCAGCTCGTCGCATCCGTCCGCAACGAATTCCCGCACGGGCACACCGTGGACAACCGCACCAAGCGCGGCGAGATGAAGGACCTCATCTCGTTCCTGACCAGCCCTGACAAGCAGGCCGCGCTCGTCGCAGGCGGCGGTTGGTGCGCCCCCTCGGAGACGCGCTACGACTTCTTCAACATCGCCTGTGAATCCGGCATGATCGACCTGCCGACCTTCGGTGTCACCCGCGGCGGAATCGAGTTCCCCGTCTCCCCGAGCCTCGCCGACGCCCTCGCCGGCGGGACCGCCTTCGCCGGGTTCGCGGCCACCTTCTCCAACGAGAGCACGCCGTTCCTGTGGAGCGAGGCCGACGACATCGCCGCCGCCACCGGCTCCCCGACCAAGCCGTGCATCCGAGTGCCCTGCCCGGACTTCGACGAGGAACGTCTGGAGGCGTACGGATACTGCCTGACCGCGGGCAACCTCACCGACGACGCCTACCCGGAGGCGACGCAGAACACGCTGCAGCTGCTGATGTCCGCGCACGCGCACATCGTCAACGCCCGCCTGATCGCGCTCATGCTCGCCCGCTCCACCGCGGCCATCACCATCACCGGAGGCGCCGTCACCGATTCCGCTGCGCCACGGATCTACAACGCGGTGGGGCTGGCGGCGACGGACTACCGGGCCCGCTACGGGATGTGCATCGACGACGTCCTCGAAGTGGTGCTCCCGTACTGGGTCCGCG